GCGTCAGCTTCAGGCCCGCCGCGATCGTGCCGCTGCCATGGGAAATCGCGCTGGTGGCGCCCTCGGTGCCCGAGGTGATCACGAACGCGGCGCGCTGCGCGTCATAGGCGCAGGTCGCGTCCAGGGACGTGAACGCCGCTTGGATGATTGCCGCGGCATTCGAGAAGCTCGTTGCCGTCGACAGGTCGATGTTGCCGGAGGTCTTGGCCACACCATCAACGGTCACCGTCAGGACGCCTGACAGCGACAGCAGGTCGGCAAGCGTCGCCGTGGCCATGGAACCGCCCCGCAGGTAGGCGGAAACCGCCGCTGCCGGGTACTGGGCGAACAGCAGGTTGCCCGGCTTGCGGGTCGAGTTGTCGAACCCATTGAAGTAGACGTTGGCCAAGCTGGCCTCGGTCGAGGTCGGACCGAAAAAGCGCTGTACATCGCGCGCGCTCGCGAAACTCTGGATGGCGCCGATGGGGACGGCCGAATCGTGGGTCAGGATCAGGCCGTTGAGGTCGAGCGCCGATCCGCCTGCTGCGATCACGCCCGGGACGACCTGGACGATTTCACTGGCGGGAATGGACATAGCATTAAGCTCCCGTAGGATAAGTGGTGTCGACTTCGATAAGGCCGACGTGGAGTTGGTCCGCGAACTGCTGCGGCACGGTGATAAAGGGGTTGAACTGCAGAAAGGCGTCGAAAGACCACCGTTCGAAGAACGGCCCTTCGGCGCTTGAAATGGGCAAGTGCGTCATCGCGCTCGCGGACAGGGGCTGGGCCCGGCCCAGCGTTCCAAGAAACTCGCAGCCGACGGCGCTGCACAGGACAATGGACAGCGCCAGCGCCATATCGTGGGCTCGCGCGCCATAGCTATCGATGCGAGCGGACCACTGCGTGGCCTGGGTGATGGACAGCGTCCCCGTGGCGGTGGCCGGATCGGCGTAGACCGCGGTCGGCAACGAGAGTCCCTGTGCCGCGAGCGGTGTAATGACGACGCATTCGCGCATCGGGCTGGGAACCTGACCGGGCAGGCCGCGAACGACGTCGCAGTCCACCAGTGTCTCGAAGAACGTGATCAGGTCGTGGACCAGCTCAGCCTCGGTAATGCTTATCTGAACGCTCATGCAAGAGATCCGTACCAAAGAGGAACACGCGCGATGGCCGCGCCGAAAACCAGCAGGCCCCGGCTTCGCCGGAGCCATAAATGCAAAAAGCCCCGGCGGGGCCGGGGCTTCAATTCGTCAGGGCGCAATGTCCCGGACCTATTGTGATCGATTGCGTGACCGGAGGGGCGGGGTCTTGTGACGGTAGCGTCACACGCTGTCTGCCGTGCGCGGACACCTCGAAAAACCTGGGTGCACGCCTGAAAAGAAAAAGCCCCGGCGTGTGCCGAGGCTTCATTTCCTTGGGGCGCAATGCCCCGGACCCATTGTGACCGAATGCGTGACCTATGGGAGGGGCTCTTGTGACGCTACCGTCACCCGCCATGCATAGGTGCGTCCGTGCCCGCCTTGCTGCGGTTCCTGGATCAGCACGCTGCCCGTGTCTTTCAGCGCATCCATGGCGCGCTGAATGCCGCGTTGCAGACGGGTCTTTTCCGCGATCGACAAGTCGCGGCCGTGCGATACGTGGCGGACCAGCTCCATCAGGCGGAACGACCGGCCGGGATAGCACGCCATCAAATCCATGACCTCGTGCGCGTACTTCATGCCAACCTCCTTTCGACCAGGCTACGAAACAGGCCGAGGTACAGCTTGTATTCGATTTCGGTGAGCGCCACGCCGGTGGTGTCGGCGATCCAGTCGAGCGCCTTGGCAATGCGCTCGCGATTATTCAGTTCACCGAACATCACGTTCTTCTGCGGATACTCGGCGATGATGATCATCCGCTCGTGCCAAGGCAGCGCGGCGTGCAAGTCTTGCACGACCTGCGCATGATGAAGATTGATGGGCCGGTAGTGTTCCTCTTCGGAAAGATAGACCGCCATGTTGCCCACGGTTTCGCCGGACCAGGTCCATCGCGCCCAGTTCCACATCAAATCGTCGCCCGTCAATTTATTCATCATCCACCTCGCACTGTTTGCATTCTTTCCCATAAGGCCTGCCCTGAAGGTCATAGGTCACCTCCGCGCTTTCGCTCTTGGCGCGCCTGAGCATGTCGGCAATGCCGCGGCTCGGGTGATCGCCGCGCGCGATGCGCGCTTCCCATTTTTCGATCCAGCTTCGGTGCGGACGTCCGCGCTGCCGCAGCACGTTGTCCGCGCCCATCTTCCTGAGCGCCGCCTCCGCTTCCTCGCGCGTTGCCAAGGTGCGACCAGGCGCCGGCAGCACCAGGCGTGGCGGCGGAATGTCCGGCCAAGCGCCCTTTGCAAGTTCTTCGTTCAAGGTTTTCTCCCAGCGCGTCTTGATCGCGCCATAGGTGCAGCCAAGCAGATCCACCGTGCTGACACCCACCGCAGTCCAGTACACGGCCGGATGCGACCACACGCCCGTCTCGCCGCGCTTGCGGGCGGACATGCCGCGCACTGCCTCGTGAAACGCCACTTCCGGCACAGTCCATGGACAACAAAGCTTGATGAACTGCGGCAGGGTCGGCGGCCATTCCTGGGTCAGGCAGGCGACCAGACCGCGGCGCACCTGCGCCTCATTCAGGCCCTCCAGCTTCTGATTCCAGGAATCTTTCAGCTCGCGCGCCGACAGTCCCTGCCACTGCTGCGCGAACTTCGCGCCATACATGAGCCACATCTCGCTCACGACCAACGCGCCCAGGGACGTGGGCTGGATGTCAGCAGGTTGCATCGATCGTTCCCAAGAATTTCTCGCGCGGACGGCTATCGGCCGCCAGCGCATCCCGCAGTTCATCGGTCCAGTCCGACAGGCGTTTGGCCTGGCTTGATGACGGGGCGGCCCGAGCCGCGGCGCGGGGCGGGTAGAGACCCTGATAGCCCCCAGCGATGCTGTTCGCAATCACGGCGCCGGGCGCATGACCTTCCGCCCGGTAAGCCGCGAGCTGCTGCAACTGGCGCTTTGCCCCCTCTTGCGTCACCGGCTTTCGGCGGATCTTGCGGTCAGCGACCCAACTGGCCCAGTCGTCACGCTCGAGCCAATCCGGAAGTTCGATCGTCGACGCATCGAATCCCGCGCCGCCACGGGGCCCCGGGGGATTCATCCTTGTTTCCTGGTTCCTGGTTACTGGTTCTTGGTTGGCTTGCGATCCGGTTGCCGCTGGGGCGGCGTCCGGTTTTTCATCGGAACCCATGACAAAACCGGCCGGTTTCCCGGCCGCCATCTCATTCTTCTTTGGACGCCCTCCCCGTTTGCCGTTCGCCTTGGCGGTTTCGGCCTTGACGTGATATGCGGCAATTTCGACGTCAGCCCGCTTGTTGTGCCAATAGCCGTCCCGCAGGTCGAAGAATTCGCCCAGGACCAACGAAGTCGCCTCCTTTTCCTCGTCGGTCCGCGCGCCTACCCAACGGAATACCTGTTGCAAGTTGTCTAAGATTGGCTGCTCTTCGGCGTAATAACGCCGCAAGAGCCGGCTGTAAATGGCGTCTTCGAGCAGGCTCAAGTGCATGGTGGCCTGGGCGTAGTCGCCGATGTTGTGGCTGTAGTAATTCATGCGTGCTCCAGCATCCCGGCAGATTTCAGGGCCCCGTCCTCGGGGCTCGGGGCGGCGATTCCTCGTTCACCCTGTGCCGGCGGGCGTTCCACGCCTCAAATACCGTGGGCCTGGCCAGACGCAGGAACTCTCTCCACGCCTTCGGCATGCCATTGCCACGCCACTGCGACACCGCGCCAGCCGTCACACCACAGAGCGCTGCCACCCTGCCGGTGCCGCCCAACGCATCGATAAGCGAAGAATCGTCGTTTTGTGTTTTCATGGATAAATCTTAGAATGCTAAGATATCAAAAGCAAGCCATCTAAGATGGTTTTTGTTTAGCATCCTAAGATGTCCTTCCAAAAACGAATCACGCAGGCATTCAACGAAGAGGCGTCGCGCCGCGCGGACGCGGGCGAGCCTCGCCTCACCAAGACAGACCTGTGGAAAGCCGCAGGCGCTTCATCGGGCGCCGCAACGCATTGGTTCAACGGGTCCAACGGCATGGACATGGCGACCTGCATCAAGGTCGCCCCGCTGCTGCATGTCAACGCGCAGTGGCTGTACGACGGCAGCGGTCAAAAGCGGCCGGACAACGATGACCTGGGCTCGGTCCCCGCGCCAGCCCCCTGGCCCTTCCCCAGCATCCCCGAAGACCAGGTACGCGCCCTGTCTCCAGAACAGTTGAACAAGCTGCAAGGCGCACTCGCGCTGGCGATCGCGCAGTTGAAGCTTGGGATCGACGTCGCCTACGGCTCGGCGGCGCCGCAGGCCCCGATGGTCCTGCGCAGCGACTCGCTGGTGGACACCTATATGGCGCGGGACGAATTTCCCATGCGCATCGAGGGCATGCCCCCGGCCCCTTGGGAAGGCGGAAAAACCACGTACCAGGCCGAACGCGAACACCGCGTCCGGCTCAGCACAGAAACTGACGTATTCGCCAACGTGGGCGCGGGCGAACCGCCGGCCGCCAACGACAAGTTCGAAAAAGTGCCCGAGCTGGCGGATGTGCGCCTGGCGGCCGGCGAGCCCATCGAAAACCACACCGAGGAGCAGACTGGCATGATCCAGTTCCGCAAATCGTTTTTGAAGTCGGTGGGTGCGGGCAACGGAAAGGCCCGCGTCGTGTACGCCAAGGGCGACAGCATGGAACCCGTCATCCGCGACGGCGCCGCCCTTCTCGTGGTTCCCAACGAAAGCCTGACCCTGCAGGACATCGCCGCTGGCGGCGTCTACGCCATCAATTACGACGGCAAGATGATCGTGAAGACCGTGGCGAGAGAGCGGCTGACCGGACGTTGGGTCGCCCGTTCGTTCAATCCGGCCTATGCGGATATCTCGCTGGAAAACGGGCACCCGGTACGCGTGCTGGGCCAGGTCGTTTGGGCGGGTTGCAGATTGCCCGACGATGAAGCGGGGCAGTGGGTGAAGTGCTAGAGGCCGCTCGGCCATCCGGATCTGGGTAACGCAGGTCCCGACTGGCGATCCGGCAAAGCGGTTGACCCCTGCTTCACCCGGGCGGACCCCACGCCGCTCGGGATTGTCGGGCTGTGGGATCGCGACCGGCTTGCGGCCGGCCACGCCGGTATTGTTGGCAATTCACGCGCGCGCGGCCTTGCGGCGGCCCTTCGGGTCCAAGCCACCGAACTTGGCATTCTTCTGCGGGTACTCGGCGCTGATCACCATGCGCTCATGCCACGACAGCGCGGCGTGCAAGGTCT